CACCAGATTGACCAGCCGTCAGGTTGCTTGGGTTCGCCAAGGTGGCATTCGTTCCAAGCGTCACGGAGAAGTTGTTAGATGCCGCGAAATCAGGCGTGATGGTCGACGCTGAGGTCAACGCATCAATCTCACCAACAGATGAGTTCTTGACAGTAACGACACCTTTGCTGCTAATCCTGAGTCGTTCCGTCGGAGAAGACGCAGAATCCGCAGTGGTGGAAAACTCAATCCGACCTGGGCAGTCACTCGTAGAGCTTGAAGCACCGTCACTTCGGGAAGTAATAAGTGCGTAATCTCCACCGTCGTTAGAAGAAAAAACTAACTGACCTACTTCCTCGCCAGTTCCAATCGATGCAGCGGCTTGATCACGTTGAAAACTGAGCTTTCCACCTCCATTGGATACTGCTGTGTTGCCTCTAATCTGCAGCTTTGATCCTGCGCCAATACCGCCAACAGCACTAGTTGCTCCAACCAACAACCGCCCCGAGTTGTCGATGCGCAATTTTTCACTACCGCTAGTACCAAACAACATTGGGCTGTTGGTTGTGTTATTAACGAAGGAGTATCCATCACCAGCGCGAATTTCAATATTAGAGTGAGTTCCTCCACCGCCACCTGCGTATTCTGCTCGCAAAGTGCCAACAGCAGTTCCAGATGTATCATTTGTGCGTGCGCGTATTGTTTGGCTACCGGTGCCTTGGCAATCTAAAAGAACGTCAGGACTACTCGTCCCGATGCCAACGCGGCCAGAGCTGTCGATGCGTGCTCGTTCAGCGTTGCTTGTCCCGAACACTAATGCAGGGTTAGTATTTGAGACTGCTTCGGCAGAAATATAAGCCAGCTGTGTACTTGTTGTGTTGTAAAAACGAGCTTGCTGAGCGCCGTCAATACGGAAAGCACCACCGGAAACATGAAGTCTCGTGCTGGGCGAACTTCCGATGCCTACGTTGCCTGTATCCGTGTCAAATACAATTTTGTGTGATGATGACCTTGAAGTCCCTAACGTAAATTCGCCATTCGCATCCATATAAATGAGAGCGGCATTTGCAAAACCACTTGTCAAAGAAATGCCATCATCTTGTCCGTTACCCTTTTGGCGAACTGAAAGAACACCTCTAGTGGTTGCAGCACCTGTTCCGCCATTAATCGTTAATTTATTACCCGGCGAGCTGACCCCGATGCCCACGTTCCCACTTGAGTCGATCCTGAATCGCTCACTGCCAGCTGTATAAGCAAGCAAAGCGTTGTTATCTAATTGATATTCAAGAGCACCTTTAAAGCTGTTGCTGCTGGTTCCAAAACGAAGCTGGCAGTCGTTAGATGAATTGCCGACAAATTGAAGCTCGCAGTTCGCGTTGTTTTCTAAGTAGAGCGCCGCTGACCTTGCAGGAGCATTAGTAACAGCTGATTGTCGGACAAGTAATTGCTCACCCCCAGGCGTACCGCCAATCCCGACATTGCCACTTGAGTCGATCCTGAGTCGCTCAGTGCCATCTTGCGCAAAGTAAATGTTTGCACCATCCCCAACAATGCCAATGTTGGCTGAGTGATCAACACCATTAGAAAACTGAATATGAGCGTCGGCATTGCTGGCGTTAGCAACAAAACGAGCAATCGTATTAGCTTGCGCAGTTGTTGATGTTGCCGAAGAATCGGCTACATGCAGCTTTTTAGTCGGAGAGCTGACCCCGATGCCCACGTTGCCACTTGAATTGATCCTGAGTCGCTCACTTGCGTTTGTCCAGAAAAGCAACTCTTTTGCAGTTGGATATACCTGAATGGCAGCGTTAGAAGTTCCACCCGTACCTAAAAGTGCTCCTCCTGCATCCGGTACTTTGTAATTGCTGGCAAAAACAGTACCGTTTACTTCAAGTGGTTGCGTTGGAGACCCTGTTCCGATTCCTACTTGACCGCTGCTATCAACAACAACGCGCTGCGTGCCGCCAGTTGTAATCGCAACTTCGTCAGCCGCTGAGTGATACAGGCCGGTGTTCGTATCAGTTCCAAAGTAAAAACTTGGCGCGGATGCAGTACCAGCAGGGAACGACACCTTGCCATCAGCACTGATTAGACCTATAACCGTCAGCGTTGAATCAAAAGTGCCAGCGCCTGTGCAATCGAACGTGCCGGGAACATCGACATTAGAAGTGAACTCAACGCCCGTTCCAGCAGCATCAGTCTGCAGCAGTTGACGTGCAGTGCCGTTTGCCAACTTGCTGACTGCAATCTCTGCACTTGCATTGATGTCAGCATTGACGATCGTGCCGTCAGTGATCATCGTGCTGGTCACACTGCCCGTATCACCAGTTGTCACCACCGTTCCAGTAATATTCGGCAGCGTGATTGTGCGATCAGCCGTTGGATCCGTAACAGTCAGCGTGGTTTCAAAAGCGTTAGAGGTTGCACCTTCAAACTGAATCGTTGCACCAGTGCCAATGCCAACCGTGCCAGTGAATGTCGGGCTGGCTGCACCGACCTTTTCAGTGTCAAGCTCTTCAATTGCAGCCTGAACATTGGTCGATGCAATGTTGCCTGCAGCAGTGAATGCAACGTTGGTAGCTGTTTGGGCTACAACCGTCGATGAAACGTCAATCTCGGTATAGGCCGTGCCCGTAGACAACAAGAAGTCAGGAGGGTTCAGCGCAACTGTTGGTGCAGGTGAAGTACCGGTGCCCGCCTCACTGACAACAACGTAATATCCTTTATTGCTGCTCGAAGCAGCCGGCAAGGCCGATCCCACCACAAAGCTCAGCGCCGTACCTTCAGAGGTGACGGTCGCCATTAAGTTGGTGTTGGCATCGTAAGTACCAGCAAGCACGATTTCACCAACGGTGACACCAATCGGCTGCCAAACGTTTCCGTCCCACACGAGAAAATCGCCTGAGAGGCTGTTGAGGTGGGCTTGACCAATAAAGGAACCATTTGCCGGGGTAGTTTGAGCAATCGTGGTCGTTGATTTGTCGCCAAGCTTGTCTGCGGTGATCGCATCATCCGCAATCCGTGCTGTCGCGAAAGTGCCCGTGGTGATCTTTGCAGTATCAAGATTAGGAATGTCAGAAGCCGCTAGATCCGTGGCAGCAGTGACGTGACCTTGCGCATCAAATGTAATTTTGGTCTTAGTGGCACCAGTCACTGAATTGGTGTGATCAATTGCACCGCCAGTGCCCATCTCAAGACCGGTGCCAGGTTTCACAGCACCTGTTGCACCGCTAGTAGCGTTTGGCAGATCAGCCGATGTGATGTCTCGACCAGAGGTGATCAAGCCTTTGGAATCAAACTTGACCGCCTGAAATGAGCTGGTGTTAGCAGTTAGATCATTGTCAATCTCAATGGTGTCGGAATCCATGCGGAGACCTTCGCCATTGACGATGACTGCGCCCTTTGTAGTTGTTGTCGCAGCTGGCAAGTCAGTGCCAATAATTGCCCGATAGCCAACTGCCCCAGCAGCACCAGTCGGTCCAGCAAGAAACTGTGCAGCTGCAGACGTATTGTCCAGCGTCGTGCTGACAGTAACCGTGTCACCACTGGTCGACGTGGTGATGTTGACGATGCCGCTGGTGCTGCCGTTTACAACGTTGATCGAACCGGCTGCTTTGACTGAATCCCAAGCAGACCCATCCCAGACATATAAGTGATCATCGGTGGTGTCAATCGCCACTTGTCCAACGAAGTCGCCAGATGCAGGCAGCGCTGAGACCAGCGTTACGCTGGAGTTATCAGCCAACTTGGCTGCCGTGATCGACGAATCGGCCACTTTTGCTGTAGTAATTCCAGCGTCGGCAACAGAAGCTGTGGCAACGCTTCCTGCCGCAAACAGGATCTTGGCGCTTGGAATCGTGCTGTTTGAAATCAGCGTTACGCCGTTTGCAATCAGATCACTGACTGTCAGCTTCTTAGTTTCACTGGCG